TTGACATTGTTTTTGTGTAGATCGCCTTGATTACTCCGGTCAGATAATCCAACACCATTATCACCAACAGCGCCCATAAAATACTGTCCCACTGACCGAATATTGCGGCGAAAAATCCGCCCACAATTCCTATTACCGTACTTGTCCAATTAAAAATCTTATCCATAAATTAACCCTCCATCATTTGCATTAATTCTTTGTATTCATCATCAGTAATACGTTCTGCAAGAAGAAACACGTCAAGTTTATCCTTCATCGAATTCTTATCATATCTACCGCTTGCAATTATTTTTTTGCAATATCCATATGTCATGATAAATCCCTCCTATATTCCCAATTCTAATTTTGATAATCTGTAATCGGTATCAATTTTGAAATCATCCGTAGCCTCCGGCAAGGAAGCCTTGTAAGCCTCGATACTGCCGTAATTTACTATTTCAAGGATTTCTTTGTTCTCGTCGCTTGTACGAAGTTTAATCCCCTCCGCCCAAGCATAATTTGAAACATCAATAATTGTCTTTGATATTTTTTCAAGTAGCTGATGTTTTGGAATGACGTTGTTCTCAAGTTCATATGCCGCTTCTTCGTTTAAGTAGTAGTCAACATCAGTATAACTATCCTTTTTTAAAGAATCGTAGTGCCTAACAACAATGCAATACTTGTTAATGCCGATTGACCTGTCTTCCGTAACATAAAATAATCGTATATCCATACTATACCTCTCTTTAATAATTTACACTTAAATTATACGCGTTGTTTTGAGTGACTGTATTTCGTACAGCCAGCGTTCCTTTATAGTTATTGCACAGAACATTCAAGCTTCCTTTTGAAGCAGCGTCAATATACCACGTTCCGCTTGCTCCGCCATGAAAGAAATTACCGGTAATACTTGCAGAGCATGGATTATATAAGTAGCACGCAACGGAATTTGACTGATACTCGTTCAATTTCAAAAATTTATTACCGGTTATCGTTGCACAGCGCAAATATACATAATACGCACAATACACAGTATTTGCATTAAATACTCCGCCTACTTCTGTAATGCTTGTATTGTAGTGATATATCCTCGAATTGCTTGAGTGTAAATAAATCACATTACCCGTAATATTTATAGCTCCCGAATTAACTATGCTGCTTTTTCCGCTACAATGTATAATACTATTTGATATATATCCCGTCATTGCTAAATATGCAAAATTCAACTCGAAAGAAGTGCTGTTACTATTATTGAACAAATTAATTTCACTATCATCCACTTTAAGTACTCCGCAATTAATTCCGGAAAAACAATTTGATGATGTACTTAATGTTTTTATAGTCATAGTGCTTCCTCTTAGTACAAAGCACCCTTGTTGCAATTCTCCTGACGAACCCCCTCCGGGGTCTTCTCCTGTATATTGTGTATTTAAATCCGCAAACACACCCACATTAGAGGTTGAATTTCTGACAGAAATATAACAATTCTCAAAAGTTAAATTATCTCCACTGTCAAAGTATGGGCCTTCATTTAATCCATCGCAGGTTAAATACAAATCTTTAAAGCAAAGACTATCAAAATTCTTCATAAAACATTGTAGGTCTTTTGTTTGTATCCATGTAGAAAAAGGGCCTTCCCCTTTAAATGTAAAAATATCTTTTGTTATGGACTGACCTATGCTTATGGTAGAATTAATATTATATACTCCCGTCTTAACAAGGATTGTTCCTCCATATCGCCACATCATAGAACCCTCTTTCGGCGGATTTCTGCTCGAAATAGTTTTTATGCGTCTAATTGCTTTATTAAAACATTCAGCGTCATTCGTTCCGTCGCATCTGAAGTCGCAAAAGCCCTGTGTTTTAGTAGTGCCTATAACCACGGTGGCAGACTGTGCACCGGTAATAAAACGCATATCGGATGCAATCGCAACCCAATAACTACCGTCATACACTAACTCCACAGTTTCACCTGCAAGCCATGAAAAATAATCTTTAACAAAAATATTATCCGTGCCACAATGCACGACAATATTTTTTGCGCCTGTTGAATTGACATTTAATGTAGCTGCCGTTGAAGAAGTATGCTCATAAGTAAACTTTACAAGCACCCTTACTCCTGTCGTCAATTTAAAATTGCTTATAGACACCGTTTTCACGGCGGTGTTTCCCGATGTTGAGCATACCGCATATGACGGCGGTTTCCAAACAGGAGCACCGCTGCCGTTGCTAACCATTTCATAACCCGAAGTTCCGGCTGATGTTGGTGCATACCACGACTTACTCGCCGATGATGCACCGTTATAGCTTGATGATGAACCGTTCATTGTCAATGTCAATGAATTAGGATTTTGCATTGACGTCGGTTTGTTTGACAGATCAGTATATGAACCTGTAAACGCTACCGTTTTTAAATCGGCAAAGAATTTCTTTATTTTTCCGAACAATGTACTCAGCGTTTCACCGGAAGTTATATTAACTCGTGTGCTTGCCTCTGTAAATGTCGGTTGTTGCAAATTCTTATCCGCCTCTGTTCTTGCGGTTTCTTCATTTGACAGTTTTGACTGAATTTCAGTAATGCACTTACTTACCAAACTCCAAAACCAATTAAAAACATTTGCCGACGGTTTATATCCGGCTTTAAATCCGTCGTTTTTCAGACTATCGCTCGGCTCGGTGCCTGTATTCTTCCATTCGGGCAAACTATTATTAAAATTCATACATTTATTCTCCCCTCTTAAATATTTCCTAAGTAACCGCCGTGGCCGTTACCATCGGCAAATCCTGTTTCAATGTTATAGTCATTTTCGTGGTCGGCAAATTCAAATGTTCCGCTATATTCATACGCATATAATACCGACAAATGTGCCGGTTTCAGATCCTCGATAATATTCTTAATCACACTTTCCGGCACATTCGGTTGATGAAAAATCACCGTAAAACTGTAATTCTTAATATCTTCGGTTATATCAACCAATACACCGTAACTCTCAATTACCGCCCGCAAATTCGCCTTTGTTGAGGTTTGCGACCCTCTCATTCTTATTTTAATAAGGCTCTTTCGTGCCTCAAGGGTATTGCCGGTTTCTGATATACCCAAACTTTTTTCATATTCTCTTACGGCATCTTCATCGGCACTGTCAATAAATCTGTTTTTCATAAACATTTCTATCAACTCATACAAACGTTCAAATTCCGCATTGACGGGTGTATTTAATGCTTTTATATACCGTGACTTTTTATAGTACGACGGTAAATTCTGTCCTACATCAGCCAACGGCAACACCCCCAAGAACGGCAATTTCAGTTTCGGATATTGCGATATTTTCTGTTTTTGAATTGACTTTCAAATTTGAATAATCATCAACACCGTCTGTATTCAATATGGTTTGACCTATTTTTGCGTATGACACATATCCGTTTGCAAAAGACACATCACGCAAATAACTTCTGATATTCGATTTAATACTTTCAATCGTGCTTTCGTCCACATCTGCCGAAAACGTAACATTTATACTTACTGCCGTTGCAGTGGTAACGGTCACATCTGCACCTATCGGACATTGTTCATCTATATAACTCTGTACCTTATTTATAAGCTCACTTCCGGCAAGTTGTTTTTCACTGTCAACGATTATCACTTTAACCGTTCCTGCTCCGTTCCACAACGGCAAGCATTTTGCGTCACCCACTCCGTCAACTGATTTTGCCCAAGAGATATACTGCCACTTATTTCCGCTTGTTATAGGATGCGAAACATATTCGGTAAAACGCTTTCGCAGTTCAACATCACCTTCTTTGTCACTGCCTCCTGTTGTTGAAATTTCATTTGTTACGGATACAAGTCCTTGAATCGTAACCGGAAATCTGTTTATTTTCCCTTTTTCAACATTGCCTTTTACTCCGGCACTGTCACATACAACTTGTACAGTTACACTCCCCTCACTCGGTATGACCGCATTTTCAGTTATATTGAATATAATATTTCCCGCCGCCACCTTTTCACCGACAGACACTTTTGCTCCGACGTTACCGCTTACAGTCACACAGCCTGTTGCATAGCTTGCGTCCTTGCGTTCCAATCCGAACTCGCCTACACGCATATCAAGATACTTACCTGTAGCGGTTGACGCATAAAAATAAGAGTCGAGAGATGATATAATATCATAAACATTCTCAAACTCCATTGCCGTTGATTTTTCTATATCGTATGTATATGTTCCCGACGACGTATCATATCTTGACGGTATCTGCAAAAGCATACGTTCAAGTATTGTATCAATAGTTTCAGCCATTATATCGCCCCCTTAACATCATTTATATCGCCGTACACGCTGTTTACGGTAAAAGATACTGTAAGCAGTGAGCCGTCTACTTCCATATTAAAGTTATCAATACTCACTATATCTTCATTTGCGGTCAGTATTTCGGTTATCTCACGCTTGACTTCCGAACGGATGTAGTCACGATTGTAATTCTTTCCGACAAAAGTATCTTCTATATTTATACCGTATCCTGTACCGTTATAAATTTTATATCTTCCCTTTTGCGTATTGAGTATTTTTTGCACCCAATTTTTTATACGTTCCCTGCCAACCGTCATTTTCGGACGACCGTTTATAATAATAAAATCGCCCTTTTGAAAATCGAATGCAGGTTCTGTTTTTGTGTAATCAGCCATTCTCCGTCACCCCCAACACCAAATATCTGTTATTGCCTCTGTACGGAATCATTGCAACTTCTCTGCCTTTATAAACATATCGTCCGTCAATATCCTGTTTGTATAAATCAATAAGACTTTTTATATGGTCCTTAGTCAGAATTATTTTAGAGGTGAATTGTATTTTAAGGTTCGGTAGCTCAATTATTTTACCGAATACGACAAAATCACTCGTTGCGTTTTCACGGTCCTTAAACATCTTTGCAAGTGTTTCGACTCCGTTTTTCATACTAATCTCTCCATATCAATTTTATTGTAGTGAACACCGTTTTTTATGCTGTGCTGACTGCTTGTAATTACATACTTCACTCCGTCTTTTTCTATCGTACTTCCGGCTCGTGTATAGCTTGCCAATTCCTCTATTATTTCACCGGAATACGTTTCATCTTCCTTATTCAGCTCATCAAGATTTTTCTTTGCCAAATCCGCCGCATTATCTCCGTCATTCATTTTCACAACCTCTTGCAGAAAGCCGTATTTTGATATACTCTCATCGGCTTTCAAGGTAGTCATAACGTCCGTTTCAGTTATAACCTTAATACTGTTCTTCATATTCTCAATACTGCCTTTATGCTCGATATTACCCATATACTGTACCGAGTTTTTGAGTTCGGTATTGGAAGATATTCTAAACTTCGGCTTAGCCTCAATATCTCTGCACAAATATATACGCATACCGTCGGGTACAAAGTCAAAGTTATACCCACTTCCGCACTTTTCAAGAATATCCTTGATAACGTCAGATACGGGTTTATCAATATATATTTGCGTTATAAGCGTACCCAATTCGGGAATAAGCACAATCGGAATGTATAAATCGTTGCATATTTTCTTAATGCAATCATCGGCACGCATAGATGTAAACTGATATGTGTCGGTGGTCTTGTTCAGATACCAACCTACATCAACGGCAGTGTATTTGTTTACATACATTGCTCCGTCGTCAACTTCGATTATTACACCTCTGAAATCTTCTTTATCTCCTCCGCTGTACCTCATAATATCACCCATTTGAGGTATGTATATATTCATATACTTCATTTCTTTAGGTTTCGGAGTGCTGAAAGACATCGTTGTTGCAAGTGTATTTTTTGTATTCGTCCACGATATATCTCCTATATGCTTTGATACGTCTGTATCGTTTACTACTACTTTCAAAGTACCGTCTAACTGCATAGGTGCTTGTTTGAAAATCGAATTGTGGATAGGTATTTTTTCGTTGGTATCCGCAAAATGATATTCTTTTTCACCCGATGTACTTCCGTTACTTCCATATGTCGGCTCTGTGTCACTTGTCCAAATTCTCACAACACGGGCAGAGCGATTAATTCCTTCCGACTCTAATGCAGATGTAAATTTTTCATTGCTTGTTACAATATTTCCGTCAACAATAAACTCCGTCATATTTGCGTCACTGCCTGTGTGATACATATGTCGGCTGTCGGTTTCGCTATCTTTCTTTTCGTCACCTTTGACTGCGTATATCACTTTACCGTCGTCAAATTCAATCTTAACAAACGTGCCGTCCGGTCCGTAATACGAACCGAGTGCCATACAAATAAAATCTTTGTACTTTCGCAATCCGCCGTTTGACGTACTGCTGTCACTGCCCCACAAGTATTTATATCCGCTTGCTTGACTGTTCGTATATGTTTGGTATGCCATATATGATTTAGTTGCGAGCGACTTTCCGATGTTCGGTATTTCTCTCTCAACCCAGTTTGCAATATAACCGTCTCCGTCTTTGGTATATCTGAGTACACAATCCCACGGATAATTTCTGTAAGGCACGTTGGTAACAATACCGAATGATGTTCCTCTTGCCTCAACTGTTTTTCCGCCGTCCGCCTGTACCAAAGCGGTATGGTCTGCTTTATTTAAAAGTACATCACCTTTTAACATACCTGCTCCGTTTGACAAATTACAGGACGACGTTACGTCTTTAAATCCACACGAAATAAAAACGTTATACATATCCCCCGTATATGTAGCACCATTATCTTTAACAGGCACTCCCGCATTTTGATATGCCGTTATAACAAAAGAAGAACAATCATAATGCGGTCCCCATCTCACCGATTGACTGTAACCGTGACTGTCGTCATTTGCAATATCTGTCGCCCATTGAACTGCATTATCAATTACACCCATATATACCTCCATTTTTGCGTACAAAAAAAGTACACCGTATCCGATGTACTTTTTAAGCCATAGTTAAAATTAATTTGTTTTTTGGGTTATTATATATCCGTTTGAGTTATCTGCCGGAACAAGGTGGAATGTAACTGTTCCGAAGTCTGTTCCTGTTGAATCGGTTTCTTTAAACATTACATTCATTCCGTCATTGACATTCTCGGCACTTATAAATTCATATCTGCCATCTCCACGATTTGAAACACTGATTTTATAATTACCGTTTTCATATAAAACACTGCTGTTATCGGTCGGATGATATTCAGGCATATCTACTCCGAAAAGCGATTTATAAGTATCTCTTACGGAATTTTCAGACCATTCAAAATATCCGTTTTTATATTGAGTGGACATATCCGCGCCATAACCCTCTGTGTAATAATAGAAGATAAAGCTCTTTACAAAATCTTCACTTTTTAAATCGTTCTGAGTAAAATACGGTATCACATAACCTTGCTCCGCAAGAAACGATTTTGCATTATCGTCTAAAACAAAATCATTTTTACTCGGTTTTGTTTCATATACATATCCGTCTTTTGAAAGCTGAATAGTATTGTTGTTAAAATCAACATTGAAACCGCCTACCGTATCAGCTATATCACGAAGTTTAAAATATGTACTGCCATCAATATTATATCCCTCTACATTAACGTTTTCGCCGTTTAATTGAATAGGAAACGTATTCTCTGTCGCAGTATAATTTACTGCCAAAGCTACCGAGCATGATAAAATCACACCTGTTGCAATACCTGCTATATATTTCTTCATATCCATAACCTCCCTTTTGTTTTATTATATCACAAAAGGAAAATATTGCAATAGTTTTTTAATCTCCGAAACAACCGGCATTATCCATAATAACAAGTAAACGTATCATACTCTTTGTCAAACCGTATCCGTCCTCGCCGTCACCGTTTAGATAACCTTTTCTTTTTGCCTTTTCAATAGTCGCCTCTGCCCATGACGGCATAATGTCAACCGTATAATTTTCAAATCCGTCTGTTTTGTCAATAATAACAAGTGTACGAATAATATCCATTGTAAGACCGAGTTCGTTATCGTCTGTACCACTTATAATACCTCTGTCCATCAGCTTTTGAATAGTCGGTTTAGCCCAAGACGGCATATTATCGTCCATATAGTTATATATCATTGTGTTTTCAACACTGCTAAGCCTTTCTTCTATATTATCAATTCTTGCCATTATTTCATCATACTGTGCCACTGTCAGTCCCTCCTGTTCATCGTTTAAAAGATTAACCTCGCCGAGTTCGATTGAATAATTTAAGTCGCCGCCTGTGCCGACACTGTAATCAAACTTATCTATTGCCGCCGCTATATTTATATCTACATTGCAGATACCCGAAGACGTAATGACAAGCCGTATCGGAAGTTTACGCTTACGCCAGTTTTCGATTTTGTCCGCATATTCCTGTCCTTTCATACTTCTGTCACGCAAATACGGATAATCTCTCATCGAAAAGAAACTGTTCCAAGAAACGGTCTTAAGCTCTGTATTGCCGATAATTTTTATCCAACCATAATTTGCCGTTTCAAATGTTTCCGTTCCCTGTGAACTTGATACGGTAAATTCGGACGGAGTAACAGGAATGTGTATAACTTCTTCACTGTTGTTTATGCTCAAATAAAAGTCTAACATTTTTACCTCCTACATATTCGCCATATATTTTAGAATTTTGGGAACTATTACGTTTATAACATCATCGGCAATTTCATCTGCGGTCCTGTTGTCGGCATTTATAACTATCTTTATGTCATTTGTTATGCTGTTGCCACCTTTGTTGCTCTCGGCTATGTATCGGCTGAGATTGTCCCAAAACGTCCTAAGCGGGAGTATCGCCTCAGCCCCTGCTTCACCACCCATTTGAATCTTGCCGTTTGCATATCCGAATGCGGTCGGTCGTGTCATAATACCGCCTTTGGCATTCCATTCAAGTCCAAGTTTTGGAATCGGTGTACTGACACCGGCTATACTTACCGTACCTTTTTGTACAATCTTAGGCGCTTTGATAATTCCTTTAATCTTACCCCAAACGTCCGATACCTTTTCGGCAATACTGCCGAATATCTCCTTGACTTTGTTCACCGCCGCACTGATTTTTTCAGTAATACCATTTTTAATGTTTTCAAAAATAGTCATTACGGTGTTTTTCACATTGCCAAACGCTTCGCTGAATTTACCTTTTACGGCTTCCATCTTCTCACTGACTTTGTTGACAACTTCACCAAGCTTACCGCCTGTTAATTGATTAATTGCGTCATAGCCTGTCCTGTAGTATTCCTTGACACCCTCTATTGCCGCAAATGTAGCACCTTTCAGTCCTCTGCCGTGTGCGTCATATGTACTTTTTATGTTGTTCAGTTTTTCCGATACAACATTTTTTACACCGCCCCATAATTCTGACGTTTTTTCTTTGACGCCGTTCCACATTGTAGACACTTTTTCTTTGACTGCTGATATTCCGTTTTTTATCTTTTCAAATCCGGCTTTTATTCCTTCCCATGCACTTGTAACAATCGCTTTAACTTTTTCCCATAGGTTGATCCAAAAATTTCGGAATCCTTCGGACTTATTCCACAATACAATAAACGCCCCTACCAATGCACCGATAGCCACAATGACAATACCAATCGGATTTGCTGTCATAGCTACATTTAACGCCCATTGTGCGGCTGTTGAAATACCCATAACAACATTTTTAGCCGTTTCAGCTGCATTCCACAACAAAACTGCACCTTTGTATGTGATTATCGCCCCTGCAACTGCTCCTATTACCGGAGATAATGCCTCAATTACCGATATAGCTCCACTGGCTAAATCCATAGCCGTAGATAATGCGTCACAGAATGTTGATATACCTCCCTCACAGAAATCTTTAAGCATTGGTCCAATGTTTGAAAATGTATCAGTTATGGTATTTTTCAGTCCCTCAAACGACCCTTTTAGCTTTCCTACAGAACTTTCACCGATTACATCTGTCATACCGTCAAAAATTGATGGTATTGCATCTAAAACAGCCTTTCCCAATGCAGGTAATTGGCTGATTAAACCGGTAACCAAACTCTTTGTGGCTGAAACAAGGTGTGGAAGTATATCGGATACCATTGACGGAAGTTCTGCTACAATTACAGGAGCCAAACTCTCAATTAACGAACCTACGCCACTTAACGCACCCGTTATTGCCGGTATAACATTCTGCCCGAACGTCTTAGCCGAATCAACCAGTGCATCCAAACTCTGATCAAACATTTCTCCGCCTGTTGTCAAACCGACAAGAGTATTTTCAAATGCCGCTTTCAGTGACCCCCACGATCCGCTTATTGTCGTGCTTGCCTCTTTTGCCGTTGTTCCCGTTATGTCCATTTGCGTTTGGATTGCATGAATAGCCTGTGTAATATCGGCAAATGATGAAATATCATACTTTTGTCCGGTAAGTTTCTGTGCATCGCCAAGCAGTCGTTTCATTTCAGCTTGTGTGCCACCGTAACCGAGTTTTAAATTATCAAGCATGGTGTAATTTTGCTTTGCAAAACCTTGATAGGCATTTTGAATGTCTGTCATATTCGTGCCCATCTTATTCGCATTATCAGCCATATCCACCAACGCTGAATTTGCATAATCCGCCGCCTTGTTTGTATCTCCGCCTAAGCTTGATATTAATGACGCTGAAAATCCCGTAACAGTATCCATATATTCATTCGCCGACATTCCGGCAGTCATATATGCCTTATTTGCATTTTCTAATACAGCATTTTGCGCACTCATCAAACTGTCATATTTTCCTTGAATATCAGAAACACTTTTACCGACACTCTGTGCATATTCCTCAACACTTCTTCCGCTTGCTCCGAACAACGTTTCTACACCGCCCGTAAGTTGTTCATAATCGGCAAATGCACCGACAGACTTTGAAACCAAAGCCGTTACGGCAGTCGCCGCGGCCGCTCCTGCCACCGCTAAACCTTTTCCGACTTTTATGGCACTGCTCCCTATACCTTTCATTACAGAAGACATCTTTGAGGCGCTGTTCGTTGCGTCTTTCATCGACTCATTCATATTTTTGACACTGCCGATTACACTTTTTATTCCTCGGGCAAATCCACTCGCATTAAGGTTCATATTCAGAACTATCGAACTTTTATTCTGCATCCCTATTCACCCCCCTACGCTATCACAAATGCACGGCATTTGCTCGCTATAATTTTGCTCCGCAAAATTATTCACCTCCCAATGCCTTCCACTTTGCGTATTCATCATCATTTGCCTTTTTGGCACTTGCAAGGAAAAATATTTTTTCAATTTCCGGTCTTGCAAGCACCTTTTCGGGCAATATTCCTCTTTGCAGATAATGATGTATCATATAGAGTTCATCATCTGCCTCTATCAGTTTTTTACTTCTTCAACAAGTTTTACACTGTCGATATATCCCGCAAGTTTCATACACTCCATTGCAATCGGTGAGATTTCGCCGTCGTCAAAAATCTTTTCTACGATTTCTTCGGGATATGTACAGCCGTATGCCTCTTGAAGTTCTTTTGAATGTAAATCCGGTTCGGCAACACACTCATAAACAAGGTGAGCGTCACCGTCTTTTTCCATTTCCGCCGATTCTGTTGCAAGCGATTTGGTCGGTGCTTTTATAACAATCTCGCCACCAAGGCTTTTTACATAAACTCTCGCTCTTTTTACGTTTTTCTTTGCCTCAAGCACTTGCTCCTTACGCTTAATAAGTTCCGCAAGAGTAATTTTTGTATTCTTATCCATAATCTTTTACCTCCGTTATTACGCATTCATTGTAGATGTAAGGTCATAGTCGGTAAAACCGCCGCTGAATTCTTCTTCAACTATCTTACCGGTTTCAAAATTCATAAGTGACACATCATTATACCAACAATTATCAAGTTGAATTGTTTCATAACCGCCGTTATCAGGATCTTCAAGTCTTGCCACCAACGTATGTCTTGTATCTTTACCTTTTTTATGTCCGTCAGCTATTTCTTTACCTCTTGAATATACCTTTCGTACGGTATATGAAAATTCATAGTCAACGCCCATAAGCTTTGAATCGTTCGTTGTATCGCCGGCAAAACTTACACTCTCACGATTTGTCTTTTCCTTTGCCTCGAACTTATACACTTCATAGGCAAGACTTCCGTCAATCCAAAGTTTACCGAATGTACCGGAACAAAGTTGATTGCCTCTCGGTTTAACACTTTCAGCCATTATCTATCACTCCAATCCTATTTTAAAACTCAAATCTTCAATACAATCCTGTATTGTAATATCAGCCCCCGCAAATATGATACTTCCCGTATTTGCTACTTCGACTTCGCTGTCCGTCCAATCCGACACGTCATATTTTTGAGCAAGCCATTCACGTTGCGACTGAACGTCAATATAAGCTCTGCAATCCGCACCGTCATACAATACGCCCTGTGACTGCAACGACTTAAAATACTGATTAACCGCACCGATGAACAACATTTTATTTTCGTGACTGTTTACAACGTTAATATAATTTTCCTCAAACGACGCTTTTATATCATCTCTTATGAGGTCAAGACTGTCTATAATCTTGATTTTCTTCATATCCTCCGTCTTATCACCCGACAAGGTTACAAGCGAATTGACACCTCTGCCGACTTTAACCTTTTCACCGTCATTGATAAGTATAAACTTACCGCCGTCAATATCATCATCCGGAGTTGTACTTTCCGTTATGCTTTCAACCTCCGCAAGAGTTTGATACGTCGCACCCTCTGTCATAGGCAATCCTGCCAAAAGTCCTGCAATACGGCAACAGTATTCGGCAGTGGTATAAACCTTTGTACCGACTTTTATATCATTGGTTGCGAAGTTTATAATACCCTCATTATTCGCCGCATACGGAAGTACGGCTTTAAATGTCTTTTTCGCACTTCTCTGTGCAATAATCCAATCCGCAATATCTTTTTCGTTATCGGCAAGCGACGGTATTGCAAGGTAATTCCACTTTTTATTTTTTAATCGTGCAAGTGCGTCGTCATAGGTATCTTCCGCACCTATTCTCTCGACAATAACCCTTTGCGGTCCGCCGAGGAACGTCTTGCTTATGTAATCATAATTTGTGGTTGTCCAATGCGATTTTACAACTTCACTCTCATTTGTATACGAATATGATGTAATATCGCTCTTGGTTGCGTCACGCAAAATCAGTGCAACAATGCCGTTTGCACTTCGTTTAATCGCCGTTTCAGCTTTGGACTGAAACACTATATTTATTTCAGGTAAACCCATTATAAATCTCCTCCTAATATCAAATCTTCTGCCTTATCGTATGTACTTTCGTTTCTCACCTTAACGGTGTAATTGTATACAAGCTCCGTCACAAGTGTGTAGTTTTCCAAAGAAAAATCTATACTAAAACTTCTTATACGCATACCGTCGGACAATACAAGCGGATTGTATAAAAACAAACCTCTTAATTTTTCAGCCACATCAATAAATTCATCTTGACTTATATCTTTCGGAACATATCTTATTCGTACCGTCTGCGTTTCATCGTCCAAAAATGAATTTGTCGACTGTACGTTAAGCGGAAACATTTCAACGATAAAGCAAGGCTCTGAAAATCCTTGTTCGGTGTATGCCGTATATACCGCATAATCATCACCAAACAGGTTATGAATAGCTTTCGTCACTGCATTTTTTATTTTTGATGTCATTTCAATACTTCCTCCATTTTCTGCATAAGTATTTTAGGTGCATCCCTTTCAACTTTCGGTACTACGGTGTTAAGATACTTTTTACCCTCAACCCACTTTTTGCCGTTTTTCTTAGGCTTGTACTTCGGGGACGTACCCTTTCCGAGCCTTGTACGGTGTCCGAACTCTACATAAGGAGCATATTCAAGTGCGGTATATATTCCGCCTTTTACCGTACTTCCGCTTACGGTTGTTCTTTCTGCTTGCCAACTCTTTTTCAGTGTACCGCCCGTTTTACCATTCTTGTAATGTCCGGGTTTTGTTACGTTACTGATGTATTTTAATGCCCTCTGTGAAATTACATTCATAGCCGATGCACAAGCTTTGGTGTAATCCGTTCTTTCCATTTGTTTTTGCAATTTCTCAAGCTGTGAAAAATCAATCTCATTCATTACGCATAATCCTCGAATAATTCCAGTGCAATTTCTTGGTGCGATGTATAAACCGCACTTTCACCGCTACGGCAATAGTCAGTTGTTTTTCCGTTTTGTGTAACGGTTATTTTACTGCCCGACGGTATTTCAACCTCCGGCGCAATAAAAAGCACAACCGATTGCGATATGGTGCTGTATCCATCGTCCTTTGCCGCCGAATTTCGGCTTTGAAACGAAAGTCGGCAAGGCTGTTCCGTTAAAACAGCCTTTTCGGTAAATACAGTTTCGCCTGTTTCCTCATTCACGCTTGAAACTTTCACTTTGACCGAGCATAAACCTTTATACAGTCTTTCAATCGCCGCTCTTACCATATTCATCACCACACCAACTTTCTGAAACGTGCAAGCCTTGCTTTGTAGTCTTTAAACACGCTCGACATACTGCTTGAATTACTGCCGTACGATACGGTAACATCGCCCTCTTTGATTGACGTTACATTGTCATATTGCCCCGATGATGACGACACGTCATAGCGGAACAAGTCCGCCGCCATAAGTATAACGGTATGCTTTAAATCATCGGGAATACTGTCAATGTGGCAATAATTCTTGATATATTCGATTGTGCTTTCAATACACCTTTCGGCTTTTCCTCTGTCATCTTCGCTTATGCCGTACATATCCGTAAAAACAGTTATATACTCGTCCATAAGTCACCTCATCAAATCTTGTGACGCATTTCGACAATTCTAATCTGCTTAGGGTCATATACAGGTGTCCAGTTTGTTGCATTAGCAAGTTCCGTACGCGTAGGACCTTCCGTATTTGCGACATCGGCGTCCGTAAACTTAACACCGCGTGGGTGAAGAATATACGTCTTACGATTGATAAGATAGTCAACACCACTGCCCTTTTTCTTATCTCTGTCTGTTTCGGTTGCAACAAACTTTTCCGGTGTACCGTTACCGAGTGCAATCGCACCGTTGCCGAAAAGATATGTTGAAAATGCTTGACTCGAACCCGAACCTGTTACGGGACAGCCGTCATCAATAATAACTCGCTTACCCATATATGTACTGAACGGATTTGCACCGGACGGCTGAATTACGTCAATAAGGTCTTGCTTTCTGAGTGCCGCCTCAACCGCACTGTGCATAACAACAGCGGTAAGTTCCGCTTTGTTGTCGCCTAAAAGCTGTTGTGCGTCAATAAAAGCACTTCCGCTCCATTTTGCACTGTTACCGCTTGCGCTTGAAATATCAAGAATGTTTGACGCAAGTCTTGTTTCAGCCTCTTTAGGCGAACCGTCGGATACTGCCGGAATTGTGCCGAAGATACCTTTAAGCACAGCGATAAGTTCCTTTTGTAAATCTCTCACCCAAAAGTCAGATACAAGACTTGCAATCGCCGCCATAGGGTCAGCACCCGACATTGCGGCCGAAAGGTCTGTCGCACTCCACATTTTTGCACGTCTTAAAATTACCGCAACGTCTTTCTTACTGCTGATTTTGTCGGCAGTAAGGTCGTCACCCTCGATAACCGTTTCCGATTCACCTGTTAGGTCAGAGAAAAACGGCATATTTACAAGCGGACTTGCCTGTGACGCAAGCTTGTCAAACTCTGCGTCGTTTTGAACTATACCGCTCTGCACAAGTGCCGATTTTTCAAGTGTTTTTTGAATAACGTACGGATTAAACAGTTCCGGTACGATAATATCTGATAATGTTGTTCCCATATTAAATTCCTCCTGTCGTTCCTGCCTCTTGCATTAATACTTTTGCTCTTGCAGGGTCGTTTTTATAAATTTCACCTTGTTTGGTAAGATTAAATGTTTCCTTTGCCCAAGGATTTACGTCTGAACCTCCACCGCCGCTTTTTGGTGTGTATGCTCCGCCTTTTTCGGCAAAAAGGTGTGAGTACGTCTTATCCTCTCTGAGCGGTTTAAGAATATCGTCTACACCGACAGGCTTTCCGTCTTTGTCGAATGTAAACTTATCAATTCCGCCTTGCTTGTAAATAAGATAGTCGGCATCGGTTACACCGGCTTTTGAAAGCTGTTCCTTTAATGCGTATGTCTTTGCGGTGTTCAACGCATCTGTTTTAAGCGTTTCAATCTCGCTTTCATACCCTTTGATTTTGTTCTGCAATTCCGCGTTGTCGGCATTTGATTGTTTAAGGTCCTCAATGGTTTTGTTCGCCGTTTTAAGCTCCGTAACTTTGTCATTGAAAACATTTTTCGGTACTGCATACTTCGGAAATTCAGAGTTTACAGTCGACATCACTCCGTCAATATCCAACTTGCCGTCCTCAATCTTCGCCTTTTCCAATATTGCCTTTAACCATTCCATTCTTATTTCTCCTCCATAATTAATTTTTTATTCAGGTGCGTTCCTGTAAAAAGCATTGTTCTTTATTCTCTGCAACGCTGAAAAAAGAGTATAAAAAAAGCACCGTTTCATAGGTGCTAAGGCGGTAAACCTCGTATATTCACTTGTTCCACTCTCCTTTTTTGGTATCAAAAAAGCACGCCCAAAGACGTGCTTTTATATTATTGTATCAGCAAAAACTACTCGGCATATTCTTCTCGTGTTCTTCTATTTCTTTTGAAAATAGTTCCGTAAATTCGGCATGCAATCTTTTATATTCTTCTAAATCTCCTGCCTCATAAGCTTCATTAGCTTTTTTCAGCAATTCAGCTGTTTCCTTAGACGGATTCCACATCATGTCAAACACCTCTCTACATCAAACTCTTTATAACATTAATCAATAAATTTTTCAACTCATTATCATTACCGACTATTGAAAAGCACTCCGCATATAACTCTTGTATCTTGCCCTTTCCATACTTCAAACTCGCATACTCGCTAATTTGTTTTTCTATACAGTTCGGATTGCTTTCCAAGTAACTCTTTAAACATTCAGACGTTTTAGACTTAATCAAATTTATACTTTGATTATAACTCAAATTATGCTTTTTGGCAATAGAAATTACACAATTTTCAAAATATTTGTGTCCTATCTCGTGTAAATATGGTGCAAATTCTGTTTTGTTTGCAAACATTCCCATTTGTTCATTTACATACTTGATAATGTCTTTAACAGTCATATATTTACCGTTTATGTACATTATATCCGTGCGTTTGTCGTAACCCGCAATAGCAGTCGGTTCAAAATTATTCAAATCAAAATCAACTATCGCTACTTTTGGCATTTCTACCTTTCCGTCAATCGTTTTCTGTATAATACTCAAACTACGTTCGGCAAGTTTAATTGCTTTTTTATTCGCAATATTCGTATCATCAACAAACATTTCAAACTGACTGTTTGTAATCGGATTTAGTTTGATTTTCTCCGTTGTACCGTTATTCATACTTATTTCGGCTTGTTTAACTTCGGTGCCGATTTTCGGATTTCTGTCACCGCCAAATGCCTTTGACATATAATCAATGTCATCTTGTTGTGTTTCCGCATCGTCATCTTGTTTTTCATCTTCCGCAAAATATGCCGTTATTGTACCTCTGCAACGGGTATGAAACGGCGGAGCGGTTATACCTTGCTGATACTCGGAAAGTTTAAAATGCTTACCGTGCATACTTGCACATTCACTGCAAATATCACTGTCCATATTCTCGTCAATCTCGTATTCTTCAAAGCCTGCGTCCTTTAGCGACTGCAATCTTGCGTCAACCATAATATGCGTATATTCCGTCTGATACAATGCGGCGGCACGGCTTTTTGAAACATTCATTCTTGCAGAAATATTTTTAATCATTTTATCGGGACTGTCGCCCCTTGTTATGCCCTGTACAAGATTTGTATTGAGTTCTCTTAAAAGTTTCTGCTTATCGTTCCATATCCTGTCGGAGAAATTACTTCCGTCAAGCCACTTTTCATATATCGCATTCTTTACCGTGTCACGGTCGAACTTTGCAAAATTAACAGCATAATCAACCGAATCGGCAATATGTTTATTTGTTGTATAATATGTATCACTGTATGCCTTTTTAAGTGATGTTGAAAATTTATCCTCTTGCTTTTGTTTCAAGAGTTCGACTTCTCCACGCATTTGATATTTGAGTGCCTCCAAACGGCTTACCCTTGAACGCATATACTCATTATCAAGCATTGTCGTCCACTTGCCGTCTGCGTTATCGAGTGCCTTTTCCCTAAACTCCTCAAGCGACATCTTAAAGCCTTTAAGTTCTTCACGACTTAACTGCTTTCGTGCCTCTGCCATATTGATACCGTTTTCATCAGCATACCTTGCGTAAAACGTTTCAATCTCTTTTTTTATGCCGTTTAAGGACCTTTCATACTCTTTTATAAGTTCGCGTTCTATATCATCGGCTTTCTGTGCGTGGATTTTTAAAAGCTCACTGTTCCTCTTCTTCCAATACTCGTTCATTATGTCCACCCATTATATCGTCACTGTCGTCCTTTTCTTCCGCAATTCTCTCCATTTCCTTATCTGCATCCTCAACAAACGGATGACGTTCGATAATCGTGCGTTGAGATATAACACCAACGCTTTTTTGTGCTATATCCGCAAGTTCGGTGTCGTTTGAAACGCTTGTCCTTGTCCACGTCTGTGTGACATTCTCGCAAGCGATACCGCTGTAATCGCATATCGCTTTGATGAGTTCTTCAAACCCACTCCTAAACTCCATTTCCGCCATACCGGCTTTAAGTTCAAGCAATGAATACAAATATTTCAATGCCGTACCCGATGAATTACCGAAGTTCTGCGGATCGGGATCAATACCTTTACCCTGTTCAAAAATACTCTTGCGTGTCATTTGGAGCATTTTCTCTCTCGCTTCTACCGGAATATCAATCGTCAAAGTCGAAAGTCCTCCGCTTGCTCCGTCCTCCGAATCAAGCTTAATAGTCTTGTACTTCTTGAGCTGTGTCAAAAACTCCGAAAGGCTCTCGCCCTCATATCCGCTGAGTACAAATATAATCTCCTGTATATCTTCAAGGTCGTTTATAAAACCGCTGTATGTCTTGTCATATGTATCAATAAGCCCCTTTATCGGCGTAAGGTCATCACGATGAAAGCCGTTATTGAAAAACGGAATAAACGGCACACGTCCGAAATTATGACTGTACACGTTACATACAGTTCCGTTTGTTTCAACGTCATACACGTTGAACATATTATACATTTCAAGCCGTTCAAGACCGTCGCCAATCTTCTTACGGAATACACTGCATTCCTTATCAGTCCAATACTCATAAACGTGGTAAGTGTCACCGTTATCGTCAAGCTCTTGATACGTTCTGAAACACGCCGTAAGTTCGTGTTCCAAAGTATCGCTCCATATCGGTATAACTTGCTTGCTGTCTATAACGTCGTACTTAAATCCGTCGTTATCCCAGTAGTGAATCCAACCCACACCCGCATTTGACGCATTTATTGCAAGTCTTGAACATATTTTCGTGTATCGACTGCCGAGTATATTGCTTATTTTCTCATTCGCCGATTTATTCCCGACATCAAATAACGGCGGTGACGTAAACATATATGCGGACTTTTGGTCTACAAGCAAGCCGTGAAAATTTGACGGTATTCTGTTATCGGCATTTCTCAAAGGCTTTTCGTCATCACTATGCTTTATGTGCAAAATATCGTTGTCGTTTAAGTAATACCTTTCCGCCGTCTGCACTCTCGATATAAAATTCTCGTGTCCGGGTATATATTTTTTTATCAGCTTTTTCACTGTTTCCAAATCCATTTTTATCACCTACTTTAAAATTGACAGTCCGCCCTTTTTCCTGTTCATCATTTCCGCAATACCCGTTGTTGCGTCGGGTGCGTCGTCGTGTTTGTTCCTGCCCTCACGCTGATATGTTGTCATCGCCTTATAGTATTCGGGAAAACGTATATGCCAGTCGCAAGGAAAATATATATGCTCCATTACCCAAGTGCTGTTGGATAATATTCGTGCCTCTTTGTTATTGCTTTGGTGAAACCATTTCACCGTTGTAAAATTACTGCCGTACTTTTCGGCAAGGATTTCACGCACACGTCTTGCGAACGAACGTCCGCCGTTATTGCTTTCAATCTTTGCAAGGTTGACGTTGTTCTCGTATAATCTGCGTGCCGTTTCACCCTCTGTAATCTCCATAGGCTCGTCGGTATAATACACGTCTATGACGTATACTTCTTTGCCGTATATGCCGTATATTATGTTGCAGAGATAGTCCGCACCTGTATCGGCGGTATCGCAATATGATTGTATTTGCGTAATCGGCGGTAAACTGTCGTATGTTTTAAGCGTTGTGTAGAGTTTGCCTTGCAAATCAATCGGCTCTTGCTGATAGTTCGCACTTGCTATATCCGCACCCATTGCCTTAATCTTTAAGTCGTAACTGCTCCGTGAAAGTATTTCGTCACAAAGCATATTGCCGTCATCACGAACGGCTTTCATCGTGATTACTCTGTGCGATATGTTGTTCTCGCTGAAATACTCAATCGCACGTCCCGCAAGGTCGCCCGAAGCCCACCGTGTCATTATAATGATTATCTTGCCTTTTTCTTCAAGTCGTGAAAGCATTGTGTTCGTAAACCATTCCCAATGCTTTTCTTTGACTGTTTCGTTGTATGCCTCCTCAGCATTTTTGATAAGGTCGTCGATTATAAGTAAACTCGCTCCGAAACCTGTCGCAGTACCGGACGGCGATGTGGCAAGATAGTTGTTGTAACCGCCCTCAAGGCTCCATAAGTTCATCGCTCCGTCGCCTTGCTTTATTTTCACATTCGGAAATATGTCACTGTAAATAATCTTTTCCGTATCGGCTTTTTCCTCTTGAATGGCGTTACGCACCGCTTTTGAAAAGGTGGTTGATAACGTTTCATTGTATGAGCCGGTCATTATTTTTTCGCTTTGATTTCTGCCGAGCACCCACTCAACAAACATTGATGCCGTACGGCTCTTGCCGTGTCGTGGCGGTAAGTTTATAATCAGTGCGTCTTCGTCACTTTCGTAAAACGATTGCATTTCATTGCATAATCGTACAAGAAATTCTCGCTCCGGCTTGTAGAATGACGGTGCTGTTAAGTGGCAAAAATAAAAGAACTCACGTCTTGCAAGTTCTTTCTTCGCCTCAAGCATTATTAAGTTTTTATCCATCACCTATCAACTTCCTTAATTCGTCGGTCGTGAGATTTGCCATAGGATTGTTTATGTCCATTGTGCCACTGTGCTGTATCTCTTGCTTTGGTGAAAATTCATCTTTGCATTTGCGTTCAAGATACCATAATGACAAATTAATATCACCCTTTTTTATCCCGTGTGCAACGTTTAATTTCGACTTCATTTTGATATTGTCTTTAAGTAGTTCTTTTCGCTCCGAAAACTCCTTGTGTTTCTTGCAGTAATCGTATAACGTGCTTACCGCTATATCCGCATAAATACAAGCCTCTCGGTCACTTAACCCCATTAAAAATCCCTCTTCGAGTTTTTGGACTGTCTCTTTCGTAATCTTTCTCGGTCTTGCCATGAATTTCACCTCCTGTTTTTGGGTATAGAAAAACACACCCGATTAGGTGTGTTTTAAATTTCTATTTATTTTTGAATATATTTTTTAGTATATTCTTTAATACAGAAATCTAAAAAATCTATTTTTTCACTATTCTTTAAATCCTGTAATTTAGCTTCTTTTATGGTTTTTAAAATACTCCCCATAGCTATATACGTTGTTACAGAACCCGATACAATTGCTATACCCGGTAAAAAATTATCTATAATACCTTTAGTATTCTCTGTTACCAAATTAGAAATAAGTGTTAATAAAAATGTAGTAACAGAACCCACCATTCCTGATAGTATTGGATTATTATGTGTTTCTCTATTTGTTTTATCAATCTCAATTTGTTTCTTTTCAATTTTCAAATTGTGTATAACCATATCTATATTAGTTGTATCTTCGCATATGTAATCCCTTGCTTTATTTATTAGCATTTCATAATCACCATTTTGTGTATAATCTTTAAAATAGCTATCTAACGTTTCCGGTATTTTTTGATTTTTCAAAAAAATATTTTCTTCTTCTTTTTTTGACATATATCATCACCTCGTATGATATATACCCATAATATTACAACTTTAAACATTTTTTTGATAATTTTTTTAATATCTCCATTCCCACCAATTACACGAGATATTCACCCATCATCTCACGATGATACACCGCTTATGTTACTTGTTCTACTATACACTATATCACAGGTTCAATGTGACATTCAATGACATTCTTAATTTCAATCAGTGCGTTACCGTGTAAACGCAAAATATGTCTGTATCCGTAATTCATTTTACAAGCAATCATTTCCCACGTTTGAAAATTGAGATAACGCAGAATTAATATAGTTCGAAGTGTTGCGTCGTCGAGTTTATTCACGTTTTCCAAAATCTCTTTTTTAATTTCGTACAGTCTGTCAATGCGTTTATCTATCAATTCGGAATAAGCGGCATAGCTTATGAACTTATTCTCCGAAGTATTCACGTTTGACGTCTGCACCTTTTCACTGCCCGACTGAGCCACAGTGCTTGTTGCGTTTGTCAAAGCACGCTCCTGCTCCAAAATCAGTGCATTAATCTCCTCGTCCGTCTTTCTCGCTCTCGAAAGCCATTCTTTACATTCTTTAATCGTCAAATCAATTCCCCCTTATACACCGTATTTTTCTTTCAAACTTTCAAGCAATTCGTCTTGTACCTCGCGTTTACCCTGCAAACTGTCAAGCACACGTTTATCGACTGTTCCGTCGGTCACAAGGTGATGGATTATCACAGAATTTTTCTGTCCCTGTCTGTAAAGTCTTGCATTTGCCTGCTGATACAGTTCCAAGCTCCACGTCAGACCGAACCAAACTATTATATTACCGCCTGTTTGAAGATTGAGTCCATGTCCCGCACCTGCGGGGTGAGCCAGTAAAAGCGGTATTTTTCCGTCATTCCAATCCCTTATATCATCGGCACTTTCAAGCTTTTTTGCACCCTTGAACTTTCTAAGTATTCTCTCGCAGTCGTGGCGATAGCTGTAAAAACACAAAATCGGCTGACCTTGTGAGGTATCGACTATTTCAGCCAACGCCTCAAGTTTTTTATCGCTCGTCACCTTATAACTTCCGTCGTCCAAATACATTGCACCGTTTGAAAACTGCAAAAGTTTATTTGTAAGTGCGGCGGCGGTTGCGGCGGTAACTTGTCCGTTTATAAACTCCAAATACTGTTCCTTTTCAAATTCTTCGTACAGTTTCAGCTCCTTATCTGACAGCTTTATATGCTGAACGGTATCAATCCTTTCAGGCATTTCAAGCCAATCCTCTGCCGACATACTGACGCATATATCCGAAATTTTATCATATATCGCCTTTTCGGACTCCTCTTTCGGCTTGTAACTGAAAATCGTGGTCTGATTACGTTTATCGGGAAGAAAATATCTCTCCCTGTAACCGCTTACCGTTCTGCCGAGTCTTTCGCCGCCGTCAAGCAAATATATCTGACTCCATAAATCAATAAGTCCGTTCGGTGCAGGTGTGCCTGTAAGTCCGACTACTCTTTTAGACAGTGTTATGTATTTTTTCAGCGCCTTAAATCTCTGCGACTTTGAACTTTTAAAACTCGACAGTTCATCAATAACCACCATATCAAAATTCCACGCATTGCCTATGCTCGACAATTCGTTTGTGAGCCACGCAACATTTTCACGATTTATAATATAAATATCTGCGTCCTTTAAAAGTGCGTTACGCCTTTGGCTCGGAGTACCGAGAATTTTCGATATTCTCAAATGTCTTAAATGGTCCCACTTCTCGCACTCTCTGCTCCAAGTATCTTCCGCCACTCTCAGCGGTGCTATAACAAGCACTTTTTCGATTTCGTAACAGTTATAAATCAATTCATCAATCGCCGTAAGCGTCACGACCGTTTTACCAAGTCCCATATCAAGGAACAATCCGACGCGCGGTGTAGAGATAATTTTATCCAACGCAATCTGTTGGTACTTATGCGGTTTAAATTTCAAAACTCTCACCTCTTAACAATTTATCAACTTTGTCCTTCGTGTCAATCACATAAACGTGAAAACCGATTTTTTCAAAAAGTCGGTGTATGGCGGTTTGTAATTTTCTCGGCTTTCCGTTCGGCCGTTTAAGTTCTGCGAAGTATATCGTACCTTTCGGAATCATAACAATCCTATCCGGTACCCCTGCCATACTCGGCGACACAAATTTCAGTGCCAAACCTCCCATTTGCTTAACTCGCCTTACTAAATATTTTTCAATGTCATTTTCTATCATTTTTCACCTGTTCTTTCTGCGGTAACTTTAAAACCGTTTTTCATATACTTATACGCGTATATGTGCGTTATGCGTGTATGTTTCTCTTTGTAGTACATATATGTATATAATATATAGAATTAAAGTTACCAAAGTTACCTATGTCTTAAGCCCTTGTTTTTACTGCGTTTTTTGGGTAACTTTTA